GCAGAGGGAATAAAACATTTTGCAAATAGTTTAATGATGATTGCTACTGATTTAAGTGAAAAGTTACCTGAAGACAAAAAAGATTTAGTAACATTTCCGGAACAACATATAGCGTCTGTTTCCCATGAAGACAAATAATTCAGTTTTTCACATAATTGAAAATTTTATAAGTGAGAAAGATGCCAAACAATTTATTGATTTTTTTAATACCAATGAACATCTTTGTACTGATGTAGAAGAAGAACATAAACATAGAAATATTCATTATGCTTATATTAAAAATGAAAAAATAAAAAATTTATTAGATTATTATGCAATAAAAAATAGTATTTTTATAGATCATTTGTTTAAAACTAAAACAACTCTATGGCAAACAATGAGGCTTTGTCGTTGGAACGAAGGCGATGAAATGAATCTTCATTTAGATAGAAATCTTCGATCACGAAAAAATGATATGGATTATTCTTCCTTACTTTATTTAAATGATGATTATGAAGGTGGAGAATTAATATTTAATACTAAAGTTTTAAAGATGAAAAAATTTAGTTGCATTGTTTTTGAAAGCGATATCCATATTCATGGGGTGAAACAAATAGTAAAAAATAAAAGATACACGATCCCTTCCTGGTATAAGAAAAGAGAAAATTAAAATGAAAGTTTATGATGATTTTTTTGATGAAAGATTTTTAAACAATCTTTATTATAATTTATTATTAAAAGGTTCGTGGAACACGAATAGTGTAGCTAATAGATATTCATGGCCTTTCGGTGATAAGGGAGACGGAAGAGCATTAGGTATAAAATTTTTTAATCGAGTAAATAATAATATAATAGAATACAGTTCTAATTTTAATGACTGTTGTGATCTTATTCGTTGTTATGAATTTTTTTCTGATAAAATAAAATATAAAGGGGTTCTCCAAGAAATAATGGGTAATTTACAATTTCCCAATATGGATGGATCTTTTCATGATGATGGGGCTGATGATCATAAATCTTTTATTTTAATGTTATCTGAAGGAACAAATTTTTCAGGAGGAGAATTTATTAATAAAACCGCAAATGAAGTTATTCCTTTCAAAAAAGGTAGACTTATAGAAATTACTGGAAGTGATATTCATAAAGGAAATTCATTTAAAGAAAAAAATTCAGTACGAATTACTATTTCATGGAGGACGTCTAATACTTAAGATGTACCAATCTGTTTTTTCAACTCCCATATGGATTAAAGATGTTGATCCAAAAAAATTAAACCTTGTTAGTAAAAATTTTAAAAAGACTTGGTTAAGCGATACTCTATCTTCTTTTAGTCAGAACAAAGACGATAACCTTGTAGATAGCGTGGGTGGGCAATATTTAAAAAATAAAATAATCGAGTGCTTAAAAGATTTTAATATTAATGATTGTGCTGTTACTCAAATATGGCGTAATATTTATAAAAATGATTTTCAAGAAAGACACATGCACGCTAATTCTTGTTTTTCTTTCACCATTTATGAAAAATTAAAAAAGCCTCAAACTATTTTTTATCACCCAGCTCATGATATGATTTATGCGACAGGAGTGGAAAAGTATATAAGTCATTATTTAACTCCTGAAGTAAAACAAAATCAAATGATTCTTTTTCCAAGTTACTTAGAACATCTTGTTAAAAGATCGAAGAACTCAATAACCATTAGTGGAAATATAAAGGTAAAATGAAAAAGGATAAAGAATTTAAGGTTGAAGCTTGCCCTCTTCCAGGTTTAGGATACTTACAAGCAAAACTTCCTCTAGAGGTATTACAGTTCCTATCTGAAGCTACTAAAAATAAAACTAAAAAATATAATGATAAACTAGTTGGAAATATTGGATCCTCTTATCTTATTCCAGATAAAGATGATTGGTTTTATAAAACTATATTACAGCAATATATACTTACATATGTAAAACATTTTGGAACATCAGTTTTTCAACCTTATCTAACTAAAAATTGTAATTATGTTTTGCAGTCTATGTGGGTTAACTACCAAAAAAAATATGAATTTAATCCTATTCATGATCACTCTGGAATTTTTTCTTTTGTAGTTTGGTGCAAAATACCCTCTTCTCATCAACAAGAAAAAAACTTATCTTTTGTTAAACATTCTGCTAATCCAAGTGCTTCTTGTTTTGAATTTATATATAATGATACAGTGGCACGCCTTAGAACCAAGAAGTTTTATTTATCCCCCGAGGATGAGGGAACTATGTTATTTTTTCCTTCTACTTTAATGCATCAGGTATATCCGTTCTATACATCAGATGAAGAGAGAGTAACTATAGCCGGCAATATCGCAATAGATCCTGAACAAATTGTAAAATGAAACTGCTAGGCCTACGTTTAGGGGAGCACGATTCTAATATTGCTTATTGTGATGGAAACAATGTTAAATATTTTAAACCTGAAAGACATAATCAAATAAAACATTTTGCTTATAATGATATTTTTACTTGGTTAGAATCATCTAATATTTTAAATTTTAATTTAAATGAAATAGATGCAATAGGTGTTGTATTAGATACTTATCAATTTTCTTGGTTAGAAAAAGATGATCCTAATAAATTATATACCAATATAAATATACCTTTTGAACCTTTTACAAGTTTAAAGTGTCCTATTTTTAAAATAGATCATCACTACGCTCACAGTTTATCTTCTTGGATGTTAACAGATAGGTCATCTACTGATTTTGTGTTAGATGGTTATGGTGATTTATATAGATCTTGCAGTGTTTTTTCTAAAAATAAAATACAAAAATGTTTCACGTTAGATGAAATGTATTCATTTGGAAAACTTTTAGCAGAAGAGTGTGCGGGAACACTTAACGTAAAAGGAATGGGAGTGGATCTAGCTGGTAAAGTGATGGCGCTCCAATCGTTTGGAAAATTAAATAAAGAATTTAATAATTATATATCTCAATTTCCATTAGAAGATTCAAAAAAAATATTTGATATCAACCCTTTTATTAAAGCAGTAGGGAGTAAGATAGCTTCTAAACATAATTTTTTAGACTATGTTAGAACTATTCATGATCGTATGGAAAGAGCCTTCCCTGAATTTTTTAAGAAATATGCACAGCCCCAAGATCTGATTACTTATTCAGGAGGCATTGCTTTAAACGTCTGTATTAATACTCAACTAAAACAACAATTTCCTAGTTTAATTATACCTCCTCATTGTGCTGATGAAGGTTTAAGTTTAGGGTGTGTTGAATTTTTAAGACAACATTTTGAACAACCTAAATTTAAAAAAGATAACTTCCCCTTTTGGCAAAGTGATGTTGCTCCTATGGATAATCCTTCGGATAAAACCATTCGAGAGACTGCGGAAGAATTAGCTAAAGGTAAAATAGTCGGGTGGTACCAGGGCCATGGAGAAATAGGTCCTCGCGCTTTAGGAAATCGATCTATTCTCATGAGTCCTGAAGTTAAAAACGGTAAGTCGATTATTAATGAGAAAGTTAAACATCGAGAAGATTATAGACCTTTTGCTGCCTCTGTTAAATTAGATAAGGTATCGGAGTTTTTTGATTGGAAAGGTGAGAGTGAGTTTATGCTGTATAGTGTAAAATTTAAGGATAAAATATTTGATGCTATTTCTCACGTAGATGGAACCAGTAGAATACAAACAGTCAATCCTACACATTATTATTTTTATCAACTGCTAGATGAGTTTGAAAAACTAACAGGTGTTCCTATGCTCTTAAATACATCTCTAAATGATAATGGAAAACCAATTGCGGGGAAGCCTGAAGATGCTGTAAATCTTCTAAAAAATTCTGAATTAGACCAACTCGTAGTAGGTAATAGTATTTTATAGGGAATTACTCTATACAAAGAGACTAGAATTAATATAAATTATCAATTATAATAGAAAAAAGCTTTTTAAAAATTGATACTTTATGTTACAAAAAATAGGATTTCTACCAGGGTTTAATAAACAAATCACTCCCACAGGAGCAGAAGCTCAATGGACTGGCGGGGAAAATGTGCGTTTTAGATACGGTACACCTGAAAAAGTAGGTGGTTGGTCTTCACTTGGAGACAAAAAATTAACGGGTGCTGCACGAGCATTGCATCATATGGTTAATAAAGAGGGTATTAAGTATGCCATAATTGGAACCAATAGAATTTTATATGCATATTCTGGAGGGGTTTATTATGATATTCATCCTTTAACTAATCCATCAGGTACAGCTATTACCAGTGCATTTACCACAACGAACGGTCAATCTACGGTCACTGTAACATTTTCTTCTGCCCATAATTTTCAAACAGGAGACATAATCCTATTTGGAGATTCTTCTACATTTAGTACTATTACCGACTCTGTTTTTGATGACACAACTTTTTGTGATAAAAAATTTATGGTAAATGATGTTCCTACTACAACTACTATAGAAATAAATGCAGGAGCTACTGAAACTGATTCAGGA